CTCTTGGTGAAACTCTCAAGGTTATTCCACATGGTATTTATGTGGGGTAACATAGATGTCTGATTCCACAAAGTCAAAGCCTGATAACCAATGGATACAACCCGCTGCTCCACCGCCACCCATGTTTGTTGGTGTAAAAGAGCGTGATCTTGTTAAACAAATCAATGATGAGATTATTGAAAACATTGTTGGGCAGCAGATTCTTTATTTTCCAATTGATATGGAAGCTTCCAATTTTCACTCTTTGTATGGAGAGGCAATCAAGAAAACCTTCTTGCCTCCAATTCGCATATATGCCTTAGTAGCTTGGGAGGGTTCAAACCAGACCAGTGAGAAATTTGGCATTGATAGGGTTGCAAACATAACCGTACATTTTCATCAGCGTAGATTAACTGAAGATCAAGATTTATTCGCCCGCATTGGCGATTATGTGCAATATGAAAAACAACATTATGAAATTGTTAAATTATCTCAACCTAGAAGACTTTTTGGACAGGATAACAAGCAGGTTGAGATTGTAGCTACCTGTAGAAAGGCAAGGGAGGGACTGTTCGATGCCTCGTAGAACTAAGACTAATGAGTTAACAGAAACCCAACTACCAATCAATCCCTCAAGAATTGAGGATATTGATTTTGCAATGTTTAAATACCTTGATGAAAATTTAGATATTCACTGTGACACAAACAAGGGATTTAAAAAAGTCCCGGTGCTTTTCTCCACACAAGAGCGGGCACACATGATAAAAAATAATGTAAATCTTAGAGACGACAACACAACACTAATTTATCCTTTGATTTCTCTAGAGAGAACGTCTGTGTCAAAAGACCCAGGTAATCGTGGCATATATCATGGCAATGTCCCAGGGATTAATGACGAAAAAGGTGGATCAATTACTATTGCCAGAAGAGTAAAGCAAAGTAAAACTTCGCTCAGAGCTAACGCTGACTCAATCAGAAGAAGCTTGTCTGGTGCCGATAAGTCTCGCAAAACATTTCCAAGAGAAAATAGCAAGGTCGTATATGAGGTGATCTCAATACCTCAGCCAGTTTATATTGATGTATCTTATACCGTATCAATAACGACTGAATACGTTCAACAGATGAATCAAATCCTAGCACCAATTATAACAGACCGAGGGGCAATTAATAGCTTCTTTATCTCCCATGAGGGTAACAGGTATGAAGCTTTTGTAGATGCTAGTTTCTCATTGGCAAACAATGCAGCCTCTTTAGGTGAAGACGAGAGACTTTTTAAAACTGACGTGACAATTAGCGTTCTTGGCTATATTATC